GCCGCCACTGAGGGGTAGACCACCGACTTCTACTATAGACTCAGTGCCATCATCTTTCTTAATGTACATCTTGCCGTGATAGGTGTTAATACCTACTTCACCAAGGGCTAGGTCAGATGTAGAAGGTATTCCACTAGCCCCTGATTGTGCTGATCTTTTTAACTTAATCGTTTGTGCCATGTGGCTCTCCTATATGCGTATATACGCTAGAGATTTATTTAGAATGTACCGCCATCAATTGCTATGTTTTCAACGTTTAAAGGAGACATAGTGCTTTGATCAATAGTGTCAGGATTACCAGATCCTCCTCCAAGTGCAACAGACCATCTATCTGTTGATTCATCCCAAACAAGATAAGCATTTACTACTGTGCCTCTTTCAACTTCAAGACCTGCATCAGCAGTTGGAGTGCTTCCTGAATAATCTTTGTTTAATTTAAGAATATTATCTTTAAATACAACAGTTGTACTATCTACAGTTGTTGTAGTACCTTGTACAGTAAGATCTCCAGTTATAATTACTGCATCATCAACAGTTACAGTTGATCCGCTAGTAGACAGTGTATCTCCAGTTAAAGTAAAGTTTCCTAATTTACCATCTACATAACTTTTAACCGCACCTGTAGTAGATAAACTTGTATTACTTGAGCTTAATGATGTGCTTGTTTCTATAGAAGTAACACTTTGACCTGTAGCAAAACCAACACCACTAGCAGTAACATATAGTTGAGCGCCTAAACTACCAATTTGAAAACTAATATCGTCGTAAGATTGTCCTGAAGCAGGAACAATGTTCATCCCACTAAGACCGTCATCGCCTCTTAGCGTTAAAGCTTCACCTTGTATAAGTAAACCACCGCCTCCTACTTCTCTTATTTTTGCTGTACCAGAACCAGAAGTGTCATAGCTTATTTGTAAATTTTGCGAATTACTTGCACCAAACTGTATATTTTGGTTATTTCCCATTACAATATTATTAGAACCAGATGCGTTTCCTGCCGCTAACGTAGCAGATAAAGTATTTGCAGTAGTAGTATCGCTCCAAGGAACGTTAACAACTAAGTTATCACTACCGTCTACTTGGACTTTATATGTACGATCAGTAGTTGTTGTAGAAGCTTGTGCGGCTTCTGAATTTGTTCCGTCAACATTAGCGTTAAACGTAGTTCCAGAAAGAGTAAGTCCTGTTCCTGCGGTGTAAACATTATTTACCCAAGGTACATTAACAACCATTTGATCAGAACTATTTAATTGTATGCCGTAAGTTCTGCCAGAAGTTGTTGTAACTGAATTAGCGGCTTCTGTTTGATCAGTATTACTAAATAACTCTACACCACCTTTTACTGTATCGGTTGCTAAAGGTAAAATGTAATTGTTAGCATTATCTGCAATACCATCTAATTTGTCTGTAAATGACTGACCGCCAATTGCAAAGACACTGGTACCATCGCTAATGTATAGTTTTTTTGTGTCTGATTTAAAACTATATGCTAATTCGCCAGCAGATAAAGAAGATGGCACAGCAGTAGTTGTACTTCTTTTTATTCGAATAGTTTGAGCCATAATATATTTCCTTAAAAGTTGCCAGCATCAATAATACTGGTGTTATCTAAATAATTACTATCATTATTAAATTGTGAGATTGCTCCACTTACATTAGATAGTTCTCGTGTTGCATTAATAAACGTTGTGCCTCCAGCCGCATATCCAACAGTATTGTTTAACAAGCCTGTCATTGTATCGCCTGTTTTTTCTACAAATCCTGATCCAGAAAAAGACTGCGTGGCTACTGGTTCACCTGTAACTGAGTCAAATCCTAAATACTTACCTTTACGAGTATCCTTTAAAGGTAGCTCCATACTCCCAGAAGCTACATCTTCATCTTTTAATCTTAATGATCGATTGATTGCAGTTTGCTGTTGGTTAGTTGCAAGCCATAATCTATCGTAATCATTGTTTACTTCATTAGCTAAGAATGCACCGTTAGCTTGATATGCCGTATCTCTGTCTAAATCCATAGACATTAGTATGGCAATTGCTGTACCCTGTGTAGGGAAGATAGGGTTGTTGTTACTATCTACTAATGTAAATGTAATAGTACCGCCTGATCCTACTCCTACATTTTGTACTGTGTAGTGTGTATTTAAGGTTTGTACAACACCACCCAATAAAACGGTAACGTCTGTAGCATCGTTTAACTGGAACGTGTAGCTATACACATTTTGATTATTTCCTGCGGTATAATCGTTCCTAGTAGTGTTTGCTGTTACTGTCATTTTGGCCTCATATATTTTGCCAATTATACTATTTTAAGGGTTACAAATCACCAACTGCCTCATTTGCTAAATTAAACCCATGACGTAAATAAAACAAATTTTGCAATGGTATTAATCTTCTTAATGTTCTCATATCTGATTCAGTTATTGGTTCATCAGAAGTAATTGCATTACTAGCCGCTACAGTAGTAGATAACAAACTACCAAATGTTGGACCTAATAAAGATTCAGATACAGTACGTGATACCTGTTTTGAAGCAGGAGCATCTATACCTAATAGTGGTCTTAAGCCTAAAGAATTACCTGAAATTTTTTCAAATGTATTAGATACTTCACCAATAATTCCAATAGCACCAGACCTATCTATTCCTTCAGTAACCCATACAGCAGGATCATCACTAACTGCTCGCCCTGCAATATTTTGTTTTAAGTAATAAGAAAACATACCCATGCCAACTAAAGCAGTAAAACCACCTAATGTATTATGATCTTGATTTTGCAATCCAGCAATAAATACTCTTTGAGTTGCAGACAATATAAATGATCTAAACTGACCAATACTTTTACCCATTTCAGTAGACATAAATAATGGTTTTTCTTGGCCGGGAATTAGAATAACGCGATCACTTTCTTTGCGTACTGCCGCGCCCCACATTCTTTCTAAATCAGGACGATCCCAATTTTTTGCATTAGTTAACCAAACACCGTCTGTTTTCCTTCCGTACTTGTTTACTTGTTCCCACATATCTTTAGCAGATTGTTCATCAATACCAAGCCTTGCTAATCTTTTATCAAACTTGCCTTTAGACAAACCATCAAATATAGATGTCTGCATAGTTACTGCATGAAGTTGTTTCATTCCAGCAGTCCAATGATCTAAAAAATTAATACGGCCAAATTTACTTGCTCCTGCTCGCAAACCTCTTTCAAGTATTGTCCCACCTTGTGCATAATCATTTACATCAGCAATAATATCTGACTTACCAGACATCATAGCATCAGTTCCAACACCATATCTTTTAGATTCTGCGGCCGCTATTTTAAATGCTTTTGTATTAGTAATAAGAGGAGCTAATCCTTTACTAAATGTTTTAGCAAATCCTTCAGCCATAAATACGCGAGCAACATCAGGCAAACTAGAAACGGTAACGCCACCTAACAATCTAAGGTAGTTTAAATCTCTAGATGATCTAGCAATTCTAGACCACACATTATCAGGAGTAAATCCATAAACACCTCTTATACGATCACGCATTCCTGCAATGTCTCTTACATCTGCATCTCTTTGTTTGCCTAATTTAATACGTTGTTTTTCCGTTAAACTTTTATTTTTTAATTTGCTTGCATACCAATTTTCAATATCTTTAAGTTGATCTACCATATTGACATCACCAAATTTTTTAGTAATTTCAATATCTCCAGCAGTATTTTGTAAATATCTAGCGCCTAATACTTCTATATCATTTTCTAAAAATTCTTCTACAAGTTCATCAGGGATTTGAAATGTTCTATTTCTTAATGGTCCACGCAAAGCAGTTCCAGAAAAGTTTTTATTATTGTTAGAACCTTCGCCCATCTTCCAATCGTAAGGCAACCGCCCATCAGGAGTTCCTGTAATTCTTTGAGCTATTTGTTGAGCAATATATTCATAATCTTCTGTTTCAAGGTCTCTACCTTTTTTAAATTCAGCTTTGTCTATAATTTTTTGTAATGCTTCTTTTTCTTTGCCTGTTGCTTTAGCTATTTTTTCAGATGCTACTTTTGCAGATTGATACAATTCTATATCTTTTTCAGCTAACCAATTAGACACTTTGCTTACAAAGACATCATATTGAGCTGTAATTTTATTTTTATTCCACACGCGATTTAAATAATTATTAGCTGTTTTTACATCTACATCTTCAGGCAATAATTTTTGAGCAATCATTTCTTCTTTAAGAGGATCGTATAATTCTTTACGCCAAAAATCAGCAGATGCTTTTATTTCTGGCACTTCACTTTCACCAGTTCTTATTGCTCGCGCTACAGCTTCATTAAATTGTTTTCTAGAAATCTTGCCCCCAGCTTTTTTGTACGCTTTAAAAGAATTAGCATTGTTTTGTAATGAGTTTCCTAATTTTCCGCTATGTGTTAAAGCTAACTGTTCAGCCGCCTGCAAAACAGGACCATCCATTTTAATTGGATTAGATGCAAGTAATGTAGCTACAAGTCTTGTTTGTGGATTTTCACTTGTAATAGTCCTAGATAAAGGATCTGTAAAATTTAATAACTTAGTTACTTTTCTAGCAAACTTACCTGAAACCTGTACATCTCCATATACTTTAGCCGCACCAACACTATCACCTGTTTCTGGCGCATCTATTATTTTTGTTGGTTGCGTTAAAATTTGATCAACAACAGATTGTTTTTCTATAAAATCATCAAGTTTTTTTTGTGCTAACTCAGGCAATATACCTTGTTCTAATCTACTAATACTTGCTTCAGCCGCAGAAGCTTTTCTATCTTTTTCTAACGTCTTATTAATAGTAGTTATTTTTTCTTGTATAGCTTTTATATCTTGTTGTTTTCTTTCTCTTGCTTGTTTTCTATGACGAACAGATTTTGCCTTTAAAGGCTTTCCTCCTTTTGTATATAACAGCTCACTTTCTTCTACAGTTTTAAGTTGTTGCTGTAAGTCTTTTAATTCTTTGTTTATATTTTTTCGTTCACCACGAGTAAGTTTTTCTCCAGCTAATCCAATGCGTTTAGCTTTTTCTTTTGTAATTAATTTTTGTTTAAAAATTTTTATTTCTTCCAATGAAGGAGATACTAATGGCGTAACTTCATCAATTGTAGAATTTATACCTTGTGCAACTTTTGCTTCTGGACTTAAAGCATCTTCCATTTGATTAATAAAAGAATCGTCAATTCCTAATTTAGATAACTTTGCAACACTAGCTCCTAAAACACCGCCTAACACCATTCCAGCAGATAAGTTAATAGCTGATTCGCCATAAGTACGAGTAAGTTGTTGTGTATGTAATGCCGCTTCTTGAATAGCAGTATCTACACCAACAATAGATCCTGTAACAGCCGCACCTTTAAGAATGCCTTTTCCTGCACGATATGTATTTAAAGCTACTCCACCAACAGATAACATTGATAAAGGATCAGCAACAGCTACAGGAAGACCAACAATAAACGATGTTGCACCGCCTTGTGCCATTATTTCTCTATCTTGCCTTTCTCTAGAAAGTTGTCTTCTTACTGCTTCTAATTCTTCGTCATTGTCTGCATACAGCGCAGTTCTTACAAATACTTCATCTAGCTTTTCTTCTTCTGTAAACAACCCATAAGGATCATAATCAGGATTGTTTTTAGTTTCATCAGGTAAGCCAGATTCTTTACTAAAAAAAGACCCAATAATATTTTCTTGACGATAAAATGCAAGGCCAATTTCTTTAGCAGAAGGAGCTTCTTCTTGCTCTAAATACAAAGGAATAGCTTTTTTGGAAACTAATTCTGATGTTGGAGACGAAACAAATGCCATCGTATATCCTAATTACAGAGTAAAATATGAAGTAGATTTAATAATATCTTTTTGTACTTCTTCTTGTTTTATATCTTGTTGTGCTTTAGATTTAATTATAGCGGCTTGCTCTTGTTCCTCAGTTAATTTGTTGGGAACATATCTATCTAATTGCACTTCATTTCCGTTTTTATCTTTTCCTTGAAAAATAGCACTGTTTAAAGTTCCATTTTTATCTCTATACATAACTCTATAAGAAGGATTTCCTGTAGATGCTTGCCTTGCAGTTATGTCATCAGATACTAAAATAATATTTTCACTATTTAATTCAATGCCAAAAATACCAGATGGTCCAGTAAGCTCATTATAAAGATCATTTCTAATATAACTTGTATCATTATCTGGGCCAGCACCATAATAATCTTCAGGTGGAAACTTCATAAAACCAAATTCACCTTTTTTGTAATTTGTTTGAATACTTTTCATTGCTTGCGTTTTTGCATTACTAACAGACATACCAGCAATATAATAACTTTCAACTAATTTACCGTAATCATTTACTAAATTATATTTTTCTAATTCATTAGTGCCAAATTGCTCAAAGAATCCTTCACCATATTCTTCTAATAGTTCGTTTTCATAAGAATCATTAAATGTTTTTTTGCCTTCTTTAGATTTTATAAAACTTTCTCGACTTTCAATTCTTGCTTGGTCATTAGGATCAGTATTAGCTTGTGCTTGTTTTGTAGCAAGATCAGCGCCCATAAATTGACTTAAGAAAGATACTTCAGTTGCAAATGCTCTTTGTTCATCAGTAACAACTTTTTGGCCAATTCCTGCAATTGCTGTTAATCTGTCAATTGTTTCTGATGCGGCTTGTATTCTATCTGTATCTCCATATAATAAATCATTTGTAAGTTCTTGATTTAATTGCGCAGGAACAAATCCAGTTCTTTTTACAAATTCTGTTTGTAATGCGCCTCTTTGATCTGGATCATCAGGTAAATTTATAAATGTAACTTCATTGTAATAATTATTTACATCAGTTTGCGTAATAGGTAATTCATCTCCAACAGGAGAAATACCTTTAATTTGATTAGCAACTTTTGTCATTCCTTGATTTTTCTTAATAGATGCTTCGTCTTGTTTTAAAATTTTAACAACACGAGATGAGCGGCCTTTGCCATCTATATAATTATTTTCATAAGCATCTTCTACTTGTTTTATTAAATCTTCTGCTGGCAATGTGTCTAAACCAATTGCTATATCTAAATTAGATATTATTTGTTCTCCTGCCGCACGATTTGCAGTTTCTTCTTGCGTTAAAGTTCTTTGCAATGAAGATATTTTTGCTTCTATCAAATTAGTATATTGATCTTTTTCTTCAGGAGTTAAATCACTAATTTCTTTTTCACGAAAATCTGTTAAAAATGCTTGTCCTTTTGCAATTTTTTCTGGAGTAGACAAATCTTCTGCAAAGACAATACGATCCATATCGCCTATTGCAGTTTCTTTTAAAATAGTTTTTTCTAACTTTATTTTTTCTTCGTTTACTATACTTGCGTATTTAGGACTAGCTTCAGCTAAAGCATCCATAGTAAGCAACAACAACTCTGACTCAGAATTAACTAACTCTGTATCTCCTTCACGAGCTAAGTTTGCAATATTTCTAACGCCAGTATTAATTGAATTAGTTAATGTAATTATATTTTTGTTATTAGCTTCAGTTAAAAAGTTTTTGTTTAATTTTTCTTCGGCAGAAGATATTCTGCTTGCAAGAGCTTCGTTAATTCTAGGCTGAGACTCAGGAGGCAATAGGTTAACAGTAGCTTGCCTGTACGCATTAGCGTCGTTTGCGAAACCTTGGGGATTGTCTTTGTATTTTTCTTCTAATTCTTTTATTTTTATATCAGAATCAATACTTATTTCTGCTAAATATGCATTAATAGCATTACGATTAAATACTTCAGATCCAAAACCTCTACGTGTAGGGACTTCGCCAAAAACCTTTTGACCTTCTTTGTCTACAGTAATAGCCTGTTCTACAGCTTCTTGTGCTTGAGCAGGGGCTTCACGTTCAGCTTTAGCAATACCAAATTCTTCAGCTATACCACCTACTTGCTTTGCTAATCCAGCGAGAGCTTGCATACGTCTAGCCGCAGAGTCATCTGCCCCAGTAGGACGAAACTCTCCATAAAAACCAACACGTTGTTGTCTAGGTTGTTTAGCCATTTATAATTTCCTATTCGGGCATAGCTTTTGCAGTTTTTCCAGCTCCATCTAACAAAGTAGAAGTTGCTCCTATATTAGCCGTACTTCTAGCCATAGCTCCTTGTCTGCGTAATTGAGCTTGTTTTAATTTGTCTGATACAGCTATCATTCCTTCACTTGCACTAACTTGTTTTGCGCTTTCTAAAGCAATACTTTCAGGTGTTACACCAGATACTCCACCAGCCGCCATAGACACTGCATTAGCCGCAAGGACTTTATTTAACTCTTGTCTTCTTTGTAATTCACGAGCTTCTGCCGCTAACTTTTCTTCTTCAGCTTGACGCTCTAAAGATTCTTGTTGCGCTTTACCAGCTTCAACTTGACCGTACACACTGACTGCGGTGCTAGTTGCTATTGCCGCTACTATAAAAAATGACATCTAAATATCCTCTGGCTCTAACAAAGCCTTTTCTATCTCGTCTATATCAGTTAAATGTGTAGGATGATATGTAATCCAAACACAGTCTGTTTCAGCGTATATAACACGCTTAGTTTGCGGAATAGTTTCTCCCATAAACGGAGCTTCTATATCCATGTTTCCAAATTGGCTAGACACTTTACATCTGCCTTTTACTACCATATACAAATGAGTTGTCTTGTGTAACGCTCCTACTAAACATACACCAGCAGGAATAAATAACTCTCTTGCATATAAACCATCACTAAAATGATGCTTGGTTTCTAACTCTATTGTGTCTCCTTTTAACATAAGAGACTGTAATTTTATAATATCATCTTGCGCTGTTACTTCATTCACGAACTAATCTCATATCCAATTGCTTGCAGATGGAATGGTGTTGGGTCTGGTATTGTAATAATAGGAGTAACTTCCCTATCCCATCCATTACCACCGTGGTTATCTTCTATAATTCCTGTAGAAGGTATAAGGGATGAGTTTAAAGGGCTATTCCCCGCATCTCCAAACGTTCTAACAGGCACTAAGTTTCCATCTATATAAACACCAGCACTATTGTAAACCCGCAGATTCATGCGATCTATACGCTTCTGGCTTAATACTGTTTGCGAGCCATTAGGTGATCTTGTATTTAATGGCATTCCTCTAATTTCACAGTTAAAGTTTTGCCCTACTTCTATAACATCTGTCAGTGCGGCTTCAGTAGGTGTTAATGTAATTGTTCCTGTAGCACTTACTGTTCTAGATGGCAGGCTACTATTACCCGCTATAACCTCTACTGTATCTCCAGCTAAATGCAGAAGGCCAGACAACGTAGTGCTATGTGGTGTTGTGTATTTGACACTACTATCCATTTTGTAATCAAAAGTCATTTGATCTATAGTAAAACGGTTTCCTCGCTGGCTATAAGTAAACAAGGTATTATTGACCGTTACACATTGTTTAAATAAATCTGCGCTACCATTATCACGTACTTGGTTAAACTTTGTATAACCGTTTATATCTTGATCACGCAACGTATTTAAAACAACAGCCGTACCATCTTGGTTAATAACAAATACATAGTTAGCATCTTCTGATGTTGTACTTGTTACTATGTCCATATCAACAGGACTTACTATTAAATGTGACGCTAATACTGATAAATCAATACTACGATATGCATCTTCATTATAGTCATACAAGTATTGTCTTAAACTCCTACCGTTACGGTCTACAAATAATATAGCGCCATCTAAAGCTGTAGTAGGAACTTTAACACTAAAACTACCATGCTGTGTTTGTTGCTGTATATTAATTGTTGTAGGCGTGTTACCTGTTACTTTGTACTCTGCACCTTCTGTAAATATTTGTAATCCACGATCACCTACAATATCTACAATGTCACTTTGCGATCCATTTATGCTTACAAAAATAGCTTCGTCATCATCACCTTCTTCAAGATAAAAATCTAAAAATGATCCAGCTTTAGATGCAAAAACACTTTGGGGTTTATCTCTAGTACCACCAAACCATAATCGCCCACCAGCAAATACACCGTTTTTAGGATAACCTCTAGTAGCACTCCATACATCTTCTTTACGAGGGCTTCCTTGCGTTGTAATGGCAAATGTAACTTCATTGTTATTTCCTGCAAGATCAGAGGTAGCAAACCCTGTCCACACTTGGAAAGATTTGGTAGACTCTCCTGAAACAGTAATTGTAAACACATCGTTAGAACCAGAAACTGCTACACCTGTATCACCAAATATAGGCATTTCTTGTAAGTTTTTTTGTATGTTAAATGCTGTTGATGTCGTATTACCTGTATATGTTATGTTTTTGCTAATAACGGATTCAATATCAACTTGAAACCTATCTCCTTTAGTAAAATGCGCTAATGTCATTGTTGTTACATAGCTAATAGGAACAGGACTTGAAGCATCATTAAAATCGAACTGTGGCACATTTAAGAATGGCGCATTATCAAATTTAAAAATATTGTTGCCGTTAAGGTTGTATATTAATCGTTTAACAGGAACATTTTCGTTAAACATAAGTAATACATTTTCATTACTTGCTACACGTTCAGGAAAATTAGTCTCTATGTCTGTTGCTACATCTTGTTTAAATGTAGGTATGTCATTTGCAACGTGATATATTCGTAAATTGTTGTTAGTAAATAAAAGCAAATAACTACTGTTAATACTTATTTCAAATTTGTGCATTTTTAAATCACTATGAATTGCGCCAGTTACATTGTAGAAATGCATCTCTGCTAGCGAAACATTGCACGTACCTAAATCTGTAGTACCAACTCTAGCCAATCTCCAATCTTGGTCTAAGAAAGGCGTAGGCACACCATTGTTTAAAATAGTAACTCTAAGTGTTTGCTCAAAATCAGTTAACGTAGGAACATTAGCAACCGTAATCCATGCACCACCAGTTTGTTGATATTGGATAACAAACTCATTGCTAGTAGCATCAGCAGTAGTTAACTTAATGTTTATTAAATCTATATATGCAATAGTCTGCTGGCTAGTAAATTGATAAGACGCTACAACAAAAGGATTAGTAGTCTCTATTCCTGCTGTAGTTGTACCAAAAGTTGTAAGGTCATTATCATTAAGATTAGCCGCAGTACCACCATTAGGCATAGTAGCTGTAGGAGCAGAATACTTAGCAACTACTGGTGCTGGAGTTGTAACAAACTTAAACCCTGCTCTACGCTTTACTCCTCCTTGTGGAACAGTAACTACATTAGTAGCAGTTTGTAAGCCTTGATAGTATTGATCAAGATCTGTTCGACCTTTTACGATTGGCGATAACTCACCACTTACAAAACTATTTTGCAAAAAGTGACTTCTAGCCATTAGAACCTCACATCAACAAAGGGCCTGCTGGTAAGCGGAGTAATAGGATGTTGTTGAGAATCAGTGTAACGCGCCATATTAGATGCGTTAATATATTCTTCATTCATCAATTGTTTGGTAGAAGCACTATCTCTAATAGACATAGCAAAGTCTTTAGCTAATGCGTATTCAACCATTTTAGAAAAGTATGCAGGCCATGTAGCCTCAGATACAGTGTAGATGTAATCGCAGAATAAATTTGTGTCATAGTTACAGTAAACGCGATCACCAAGAATTTGGTAATTAATGCTAGGGTTCATTTTAATAAACACTAATAGGTCAGATGGCAATTGATACATAACATCGTATTCAGTGCCTACTGGGGTTTCATTAATTTTAGATAGCTGTGCTTTTTTACGTGCGAATCCCCAACGATACTTTGTAAGCTCATTGTGGACAATGTTGTCATATAGATTGTTAGCAACAGTTTGTGCGCGAGTGTTGCCAGTTAACGATGTAATAGGCAAATCACCAATTAAAATTAAAGCATTAGAAATTAAATTGATTTTACTTGCCATAATAGACCTTTATGTAGATAGAAAGGGGGCCGAAGCCCCCAATCAGTTAGGCATCACCAAGAGCAGTGCCAGAAGCCAAATCAATAGAAGTAGTTCCATTGTTTGTTTTTACAAAAGTAGCAGTTACCGCAACACCGTCAGTATCAACAACTAGAACAACATCACCAAGATGAAGTTCACTGATAGCTGAAAGCATATAGTTAGAACCTGTTACAGTTGCAGGAGCATCAGTAGACGCATACACCCACAATGGGCGAGAGTTTCCTGAACCACCAATTCTAGATAAACCAGATCGTGCAAAAGCCATGATAGTTCTCCTTATACGTTATCTTTGTATTCGACTTTAACTAGACCACCGTTGTCACGGACAACAGATCCAGCCTTGAGCATACCGTTGCACAAGTATGAAGTGCGCTCTGGTACATAGTCGATTGATGTTTTCATGTCGATGCCAATAGCAAGTCCAACAGCATCTTTCTGGAAGAACCAAGAGTCAACAGTGTTTCCAGCTACAGTCAAACCACCTTCAGTACGATCTTCAAGAATGATGAAAGTAAATCCAGCTAGGCTGTTAACATCACCAGTTACCAAAGCTTTAATAGTCTGGTAATCAGCGTTAGTTGCTTTTTCATCTTTAAGAAGTCCACCAAGACCAGCAGAGTTAACTGCCGCGTATAGGTTAGCATTTTGTACACCGTTCTTACGCAATGCAACTTGAGCTTCAATAACCTTGTTCATGCTTAGAGCCGCGTTACCGTGAGCAATGTCAGCCGCATCAGGAGTAGAAGAGTTCATAGCATCAATAACAAGTTGATCACAACGACGGCCAAGAGCCCCAGCGATAGTGCT